TATTCCGCACCATCCGGCGTACTATCCGGCGCACATAAAAGACAGGTGGAAATATTCTCCAGAAGTTATCAAGAACTTTGCGAGCCCATGCTCTTCCTAACTTCCGATCCCGCACCATAAGCAAGTGCAGTACTGGGACATGGCAGAGCATCTTCATGTCACGCCTGAAGAGTGTGACTGCCTCAACATTTACCAATCGTTTCATTGGCGATCCCTCCGGTTAGTGTTTTACTTCCCCCTCTACTGCGTCTACGCAATTCCAAATATTGCCCATAGATGTCATAGTTCCGTTGAGCGGCGGGAAGAACTCTTGACCTTCACAGGCCAAGGCTTCCGGTTTGCCTGCGAAGATTCGCGAATCAGCAACGATGATATAGCGGTCACAATCTGCGAATGATGTCTCGCCATCAGAAGCTAAGTCACCGGCCTTGAGGATTCCGGTCACGGTGCCAGTCACATAGCAAGCACGTTCGCCTTCCAGATCACGAGTGGACTCTGGGAAGTCAAAGCTGTGGACGCGCTTCCCGATTAGATCTTCAGCTACTTCATTTCGTGCCATGATCCCCCCTTATTTCTTTCGTGAAAGATACTGATCTACTTCCTCTCATCCGGCCAACCGCAGAAGATGCACTGATCCATTGCACGATCCTCAATACCGTTGTAGACGCAGAGCCCTACCGGAGACTCGGCGCACCCCCAACCTTCTGGTCCCAACTTGGCGTAACCCATGTGCTCTTCGGGTACGACTACATCTAGAATACGAGAGATTGTAGAGCCCGCCTCCCTCTGGATCTGCATCATCGACATGAGCATGATCTTCCTGTCCATCTGGTTCCAACGCATAGCCTACCCCTCCTCCTTCTCAGGTGGAACAACACCATATTGACTGAACACTCCCTCCTCACACCACTTGCATTCGGGAGGCCCGTCAATCGGATTGTGATAGAACTCATGCGAGCAAACACAACAGCGCACCCATGGGAAACCCCATCGTGTATCCTTCTCCAGTACTTGGATCTTGGAGTGTGCCATTTAATTTTCCCTGTTACTGCAAGGTGTGAGTAGCCCAACGATTCATAAAACCAACAACATTGGTTAGTTCGTCACCCGGACCGCCTTCTACAATGTCGTAGTATCCCTTCGGGGGCCACGCGACATGTCGCACTTCATATGGGTCAGTGTCATTAACGAAGGCATATGTCTCTGCCTCAGCTTCTGTCCGAAACCATTCCACTGACCAGACACCTTCGGGGTGAATGCTGTCCCGATATCTCAGTCTCCACATTTAATTCTTCTCCCTTAGATTGCCATCTCTTTTCTAGCTTGGTCGATCAACTCCCTCTGATCTTTTTGAGTGAGATTCTCAAACGTATGCAGCCAGTCTTCTCCCGGTAGCTTCAACGCATCTTCAATATATCTTTTGTATGGCTGTAGCTGTCGATTCGCTGCATCCCACGCTTCTTTCTCCTTGAACCACTCATCAAAATCCATATTACCACGACTAGGTACAAATGACATTCAGCAACCTCCCTTTCTTTCGTGAAAGAAACTGACCTACTCTACTATCCATGCTGAACCATCTTCCAGTAGATACGCTGTCCGTGCTGAGTCTAGCCTTGAAAGAACGGTGAATTTGATGAGAACTTGCCTTGCTTGGCTCGGAAACGCTTCACACTGTATTTAGACTTTTTGCTAGGATCGCGTTTGCCTTCCGAATCCAAGTAGCTTGAAGCCATCTTGGCTTTGCGCTTGGCCGATACTTTCTTTTTGCTTCTCTTCATGGGGGTTTCTCCTCACTAAGGATGGATCTCACTTGTTCGTTCCAGCTATACCGTACCTACGCCATGCAATGGCATCGGTAACGTCCCTGATCGCACTGTAGCCATGATGGTAACCGCCTTTCGATATCCGGCGGGTATACTCACCTATGAACTGACCCTCACGCTTAGCCCTACTGTTCTTGCGTGAGTCCCGGTCATAGCCCGCTACAAAGCGGACACCGAACCTATCCCATAACTCATCCGTGAACCTGACGATGATCTTGTCAGCACGTTTCTGACAGCGTTTACCGTCAGAAGTACAAGCGAACTGTGCTTTCCTGTAAGCTGTGGGATTGATTAGTGCCAACTTTTTCGGCACTATGTTGAGGCGCATTATCACCTCCACGTTGGAAGGAATAGGATACCTCTATGGATACTTCTAAGGCTAAGGGATTGCCCCTAACCCCTAAACAATCGGCGTTCTGTGGCTTCGTGGCTGAAGGGAAGAACTACACCGCTTCCTATCGCCTGGCCTACAACGCTAAGAATATGTCCAACAACGCTATCAGCATTGAAGGGCATAAACTTATGAAGCAAGAACACATCAAAATTCAAGTTGACTTGCTGAAAGCAAACAACTCGACAGCTACCAAAGCACACGAACATACCCGCCAAGCTTGGATACTTGAGCGTCTCAAAGAAGAAGCACTCGACCTAGATAACAACGCTTCGACGCGAGTACGTGCCTTGGAATTGCTAGGTAAAGGAGCGGGATTGTTTGACTCCTCAACCACAGTAGTCGTCGAGAATCGCACACCCAGTCAGATTGAAGCTGAGTTGACTGAGAAGTTGGAGATACTGTTTGACTGATAGCACCCACAGAAAACCATTGTCTTGTCTACTGTCTCGTATCTTTCGTGAAAGATACTTGACTAAAAACAGGTAGTCAGGTTCGACCCTGACTACCTGTACCGTGAAATGACTTCACCTGGACCGTTCGCATCGGGTCCGATGCCCGCTTTAGCAGATTAAGAACGGCGGCCCCTCACGGACTACAAACAGAGAGTCAGATTTGACCCTGACTTACTGTAGTGACTGACTGACTGACTGACTGACTGACTGACTGGTAATTTTTTCAGCGAAAAAAAAATAGAAGAAAAGAAAAAAGGGACCGGGTGGTTTTCCGCTATCTCAGCGTTGCCCCGGTCCCTCATTGTATTAGCTCACCTAAGTGGATCGGACCTCAGTTTACGATATCAGTTTGGCGATTTCTTCTTGCGAATACTTCGCTTCAATCGCTTCACCAATACTAGCGGATTGTTTCATAGCGTCCGCTCGTGTCCTTCGGTCCTGAAACCCGCAAGGAAACTCCTCGCGATATTGCCTATAGACAGCGGACCACATAGCGGAGTTATCCACTTTGATTGCGTCCGCCATCGCTACCGCTTCAGTGTGCAAATTCCGACTTTCGGAAGCTTGCGCCACTGCGAAGGAACGTACGACACCGTCAACCTTATGGTGACAAGTGATCGAACCCCTAGAAGCATCGAACATCAAGGAGTCCGTACGTTGTCTAGCGAACCTACCTAGACTCGCGAACGTCGCACCCTCTTCTGTAGCTACTGCGAGGACACTCTCTAAATGGTCCTCAGCTACGCGAGCGATAGCCCACAGTGGCTTGAACAATTGAGAGATTGAATTTTCGCTCAGCTTGCGGAGGTTCTTTAACTCCTCCACTCCTAATTCAGCTTCTCTCCCAACGTCTCTAACCATCGACGCTAGAAACTGCCCCATGTGAATGTGGACATCTGCTAAGGAGTGTCCTGTCTCTAGCGCCCATACGACAACGTCTAGAACGCGAGCGTTCCACGTTGCCTGATTAGCTCCGGCTTTTCCTTTGGTAGTAACCACATTGAACAGTGGCACTGCTAAGGTCTTGACTTGTGCCCCGATTGCCTCAAGAGCCTTCACCGCTTTTGAAGCGGCTTTTTTAGTCTTTGTAGCCATAAATCAAATCCCTTTGAATCTTTATTGAAAGATAAGAAGAGACCCGATCCACTATGGTGAGCTTGGTTCTTGTTGGCGTCATTCGCTATTCGCCACTTTGGACGCATCGAATGTCCTTGACTTCAATCTTTCGCGAAAGATGCGAAAGACCATATCGAGACCAACAGTGTAAAGGTAATAGAAGTGATCGGTCTTTTGTACCCCTAAACCGGAATTGTTGCCTGTAGAACATTCGGGTTTTGTTCGGTACGGATTTCAGCCTACCCCTTGACAAATGGCTAAGGGGTCCAACCATGACTTGCGGGATTTGTTCGGGAGCCAGATAAGGCTCGCCTAAACCTATTTTTAGGCTTACCTAAACTTATGGGGTACCCCCGACCCCCCCTTTTTTCGTCGCGCCCCGGCGCGGGGGGAAAAGACGGTTTTGCGTATCCTATGACAGAATTTCAAAATCTTCTTCATCTTTCCGGCTCTAGATTATATCTAGCTGGTTTAATCTAGCTGGTATAATCTAAGTTTTTTTGTTTTGGTATATATCTGGTCTGGATTAATCTAGCTGGTATATACTAGTACTAGTATAGGGGGGGGTAATTTCTTAAAATAAAGCCTTCCCCTTTTCTTGTACAGAATTTTTATATAATTTTTGAAAATGGATATTGCCACGATACAAAGTCAGATCGGCTCATTGCCTCCCGACAGGCAGCATGAGATCCTTGGGTTGCTTGACGAGTTATCCGATGCTCGTATCAGGCAAGAAGCAAACAAAGACTTCCTGGCATTCGTGAGGGAAGCGTGGCCCGCGTTCATAGAGGGCAATCATCATCGTGTGATGGCAGATGCGTTCAATCGTATCGCGAGCGGCGAGTTGAAGCGTTTGATCATCAACATGCCTCCACGCCATACCAAATCCGAATTCGCATCTCATTTGTTCCCTGCTTGGTATCTAGGCAAGTTTCCTGATCGCAAGGTTATCCAAACGGCTCATACTGCGGAATTAGCCGTTGGCTTTGGCCGCAAGGTTCGTAACCTCGTGGGCTCTCCCGAATATTCAACGATGTTTCCCAATGTTGCACTGAGTGTGGACTCGAAAGCTGCGGGACGTTGGAACACGAACAAAGGTGGCGACTATTTCGCTATCGGAGTTGGTGGTGCCGTTACGGGTAAGGGCGCGGACATCCTGATAGTCGATGACCCGCACTCAGAGCAGGAAGCGGCATTGAACGATCCCGATGTCTACAACAAAACGTATGAGTGGTACACGTCCGGTCCACGCCAGCGTCTACAACCGGGTGGCGCGATTTGTTTGGTGATGACCCGTTGGTCGAAAAAGGATCTGACGGGTCAGATTCTCAAGGCTTCCATCCAAAGGGGTGGTGCCGACGAATGGGAGATCATCGAACTGCCAGCGATCCTTCCTAGCGGCAAACCGTTGTGGCCCGGCTTTTGGCCGTTAGAGCAACTTGAATCTCTCAGGGCGGAACTCCCGGTCTCGAAGTGGAGTGCTCAGTATCAGCAAGATCCGACTTCGGAAGAAGGCGCGATCATCAAACGCGAATGGTGGAAAGAATGGAAAGAGAAGAAACCACCACATTGCGAATTCGTGATACAGTCATGGGACACGGCGTTCCTTGCGAAAGAGACCGCCGATTACAGTGCTTGCACGACGTGGGGGGTATTCCATACCGAAGACCGTGAGGTCAAGATCGTTCTTCTCGACGCGCTCCAAGAACGTCTGGAATTTCCCGACCTGAAAATTCGTGCGTATGAGATGTACAAGGAATACAAGCCCGACGCTTTTATCGTGGAAGCGAAAGCAGCGGGTAGCCCGTTGATCTTCGAGCTTCGCAGGATAGGGATTCCCGTTGCCGAATACACACCGGGCAGGGGTAAGGATAAAGTTGCCAGGGTAAACGCGGTATCAGACCTCTTTTTCAGTGGGCACGTCTACGCTCCGAAAACCCGTTGGGCCGAAGAAGTGATAGAGCAATTTGCATCTTTCCCGTTTGGCGATCATGATGATCTGGTAGATTCCTCGACACAGGCGTTGATCAGGTTCAGACAGGGCGGCTTCATAAGTCTGGACAGCGACGACCCATGGAATGATCTGCTGCCTGGTCGCAAGGCGGATTATTACTAATAACCGGGTACAAACAATGAGAGAATCCTATTCCCGCATGGTGCTTCGCACTAAAATGCTTGGTGACAGCGAAACGATGGGCTTCACCTTGAATTCCAGCGGTGAATGGGAGAAATCGAACAGTTACGCTACCGTGGGCTCGCATGTCGAGGCGACGGGCATGGTAACATCTCCTGACACGTTTGTAGACGGCACTGCCGCGACTTGGAACGTCAAAGTCGAATCGAACATCTCGCCTGAGTACAAAAAAGAATATGATGATGTGCCTACTGGCACTTCGGTCAGCTATTCGATACCGACAAATTTTGGCGACACCAAAATCACGATCAAAATATGGTCGGCTCGCGGAAGCGCAGATGCCGGTGTCCAGGGCAATCTGGAAATGTCCGACTGATGGTCGCTATTTCCGAAAAAAAATGTCTGAGCATTATCTAGATCGTGGCAAATACGGAAAAACGGGAAAGACTCAGGATATGGATAAACGCTTGAAGCATATGGCTCCATCCGATAAGCTCAAGATGTACGGTCAGCTTCTTTTGACTGCTCAACGATTTATGTTGAAGGGCAAATATCCATCTGCCGATTTGGTTCGTGGTGATGCCGAAAAGATCCTGCTCCACTTTGAAACAACGATGGATTGATTTATCGTATAGCATGAAAACAGAAAACTTATCTGAGCAGCTTTTGGATATCGGTGTCGAGGATGCTTTGGTGATGGACGGTTACAATGATTGTGTAATCGGCATTTTGGAAAGATTCGGCATGGAATCCATCGTCCTGTATGACAAGGAGAAGGTTCTGGGAAAACTTGTGGATGATGGCTGCACCTATGAAGAGGCTATCGAATTCTACGAATACAATCAGTTAGGCGCGTGGGTAGGTGACGGCACACCGGGATTTCTGATCAGATTGCCCGAATCGGTGCCTAATCGCAAGGCGGATTACTATTAGCTATCTACAGCACGACATCCTAGCGGTTGCGGGCGAGACTCCTACCTGTAGTCTCTGTGGCGAGCAGACAGAAGTCGGTGGCCTGTGGATGGGGCAGGAGGATATCGTTGTTTGCAGCCACGCTTGTGCGAAGAAGGTAATACTGCTGGCTCTCGACGCAATTTCTGGTGCTGACGGCCCTATGCCATACGCAGAGTGGATGAAGCTGGCGGATAAATCCTATGATCGGTGGGAACGATACAATGTATTACAGCAGGAAAAACATAGGGATTTTGTGGATTCGTTATGACAGGACAGAAAGTTCCTCCCGGTTATTACGTCAGTAATAGTTCCGATGCGGATGTATTCTACGCGGACAAAAACGGCAATTTCTATTTCAAGAAGGAAGTCGGAGACAAGTGGTCGCGCACCGACAAATGGAATTTCGACCATATCTGCGATGTCGAAACCGTCAACGAGCAACAGGGCGTGTCCGGTTCCGTCGATTTACATGACGGCAGGGGCATCGAAGTCAAGGTCAGTGCCCATATTGGTGTTACCGTATCGGACGTGATGAAATGGCATTACGTCAACCCGGATGGTAATCAGGCGACGGTATGGGCTGGACCGGAAGGTGGGCCGGGCGACGGGGTGAGTGTGGATGCGGGTGTCTGGTACGACAAGGAAGGCAACATCCACATGAAGTTATCGACCTGTGGTGTGATTCCGCATGTGGCGTTTGGCACCGATTTGGTCATCAATCCGAAAACAGTAGAGAATCTGGATAAGCCCACCGAAAGCGATAAGCAGTTCTCCAAAGGTTTGACTGAGGGGCTGACATTGGGTATTTCCGACAAGGCACCGCCAGTGATTACGCATACCGTTGCTACTTTGCATAAGGTTGCGGACGATCTTGGAAAGCTCGTTTGACCATGCTAGACTCATGGCACTCCAACAGAGTGATTAAATGGCGATAGACAAACCCCTTGGTGGGTTACTTGACCAAGACGATTTCGAGATGGGTCCAGAAGGGCTTCTCGTGGCGGAAGAGGAGATGCCTATTGGCGACTCTCTTGTCACCGAACTAGAAGATGGTGGTGTTGAAATCGATTTTGATCCTATGGCAGATCTCATGGGTGCCGGGACCGAAGAGTTCGATTCCAATCTCGCTGAGTATGTCGATGACAAAGAGCTTCGTACATTGGCAAACGATTGCATATCAATGTTTGATTCCGATAAGAGCAGTCGTTCTGATTGGGAGTCCACCTACAAAGAGGGCCTTGATCAGCTAGGCTTGGAAATTGAGGACCGTACCACCCCGTGGGCTGGAGCTTGCGGCGTGTTCCATCCGATGCTCTCCGAATCCGTCGTGCGATTCCAGGCACAGACGATCCAAGAAATCATGCCAGCCAAGGGTCCGGTTAAAACACAGATTTGGGGTGTTCTGACCGATGACCGCGAGAAGCAAGCGCAGCGTGTTCAAAATTACATGAACTATCAGCTTATCGAAGTGATGACCGAATATCGGTCTGAAACCGAAAAGCTGCTGTTCAGTCTGCCGCTTGCCGGATCAGCGTTCCGCAAAATCTATTTTGATCCTTCGTTGGGCAGACCGACTTCGATGTTTGTTCCGGCAGAAGATTTCGTCGTGTCGTACAACGAATCCGAACTAGAGCAAGCAGAGCGTTATACCCATGTCATGAACCGAAGCACGAATCAGGTGAGAAAGCTTCAGGTGAGTGGGTTCTATCGTGATGTTGAATTGACGACATCGTATATCGAAGAAAATCCAATCACAAGCAAATTCAATGAGATCGGTGGCGTTAGCCCTTCGTGGGATAACAACGAACGGCATCAGCTTCTTGAAATGCATTGTGACATAGACATACCGGGATTTGAAGATCCCGATGGAGTGGCATTGCCTTATGTCATCACCATCGACAAAAGCAGTTCCACGGTTCTATCGATTTACAGGAACTGGGCGGAAGAAGATCCACACAGGATCAAGAAACAACATTTCGTTCATTACGGATATGTTCCCGGCATTGGATTCTATAATCTGGGACTGATCCACATGATCGGTGGCCTCGCCAAGTCGGCTACCAGCCTGCTTCGGCAGTTGGTCGATGCGGGCACTCTCTCAAATCTGCCTGGAGGGCTGAAGACCCGTGGACTCAGAATCAAAGGAGACGACACGCCGATCATGCCCGGAGAGTTCAGAGACGTTGATGTTCCGGGCGGCGTTATTAGAGACAATATCACTTTCCTTCCTTATAAAGAGCCTTCTTCGGTCCTTTATCAGTTATTGGGCAACATTGTGGAAGAAGGTCGGCGCTTTGCGTCCATGGCGGACCTTAAAGTAGCCGACATGAATCAGGAGGCACCTGTCGGTACGACACTTGCCATCCTTGAAAGAGCGATGAAAGTGCAGTCTGCTATCCAGGCTCGTATCCATGCGAGTCTCAAACAGGAATATAAAATCCTCGTTGGGATCATCCGCGACTATACGTCACCGGATTATCCTTATGAAACCGAAGAGGGAGAGGGGATCAAGGTTCAAGATTTCGATGACCGCATCGACGTTGTCCCCGTTTCGGACCCCAATGCTGCGACGATGGCTCAACGAATCATGCAATACCAAGCGGCCATGCAGTTGGCACAACAATCGCCCGGTTTGTATGACATGCCGCTCCTCCATCGCGAGATGATGGATTTGATCGGCATCCCGAACGCGGACAAGATCGTTCCGAAACCGGATGAAGCTCATCCCACGGACCCGGTCAGCGAGAACGAAGACATTCTCACGCTGAAGCCCGTCAAGGCGTTTGAGTACCAAGACCATGAAGCACACATGAGGGTGCATATGGTGCTCAAGAATGATCCGCAGATTAAGGAACAGATGAAGAACAACCAAATGGGCAGTGCGATTAATTCTGCTCTAGATGCCCATATCCGAGAACACTTGGCATTCATCTTCCGCGATCAAATCGAAGAAGAGCTTGGTGTTCCGTTGCCGAACGATGTCGAGAAGCGGCTTAGTACGTTGGTTGCCGACGCGGCTGACCAGATGTTGGGCAAGAAGAAGGCTAAGGCGAAAGCGGAGAAGGACGCGCAGACGCAAAAAGATCCTATCGTGCAGCAGCGTGAGAAGGAACTACAGATCAGACAACAGGATGTCCAGCGTCGAGCGCAAGCGGATCAAGCTAAATCGCAGTTGGAGCAGCAGAAGCTTGCGGCCACACAGCAAGCGGGTCAGGAGAAGAATCAGATTGAGCGCGAGAAGATCGCCTCCAAAGAACGTTCCGATGCCGCTGCGCTGGAACAAGAACGCCAGGAAATG